GTGCCGTTACCTTGATGGGTGCGTTTGAACTTGGCACGAGACTTGAATTGAACTCGTCCAAGGGTGGTTTTAGATTTGACTGCCATTAGTGGACTTCACTCCAGTTAGCACCTGTTTGTGCTTCAGCGGCGATAGGTATTCGTAGGTTGTAATAGCGTCCAGCCTCTTCAGCTGAGTGTACCAAGGATGCTCGTAGTTGATCCACGTGTCCTGGGTCGCATTCAAATTGCAATTCGTCATGTACAAAAGCTAGTTGTGAGCAGCATAGCTCACGTGTGTTGTCGTAATTAATAAGCATCCACCGCTTGGCAATTACACCAGCGGATCCTTGCAAGAGGTAGTTAAGGGCTTTGTGGCTACCATCAACAATGCAGCGGCGATCGTCACACAGGTTGATGTAGCCAGATTCTGCCTTGGACTTAACCGCAGTAACCAACTTCTCAAGTCCAGGAACTGCATCCATGTAAGCTTGACGTATCTCTTTACCCTTTTTCTTTGCATCTTTTTCATTGAGTTGAGGATCATAACTTCTTCCCAACTTGGCATCACCAGCCCCGTATAAAAAGGCATACGTTACTGTCTTGACTTGTTTACGGCTAATGCCGATCTTGTCAGCGTTCTCCTGGTGAATGTCACCGTTGAGAAGAACGTCTGCATACCTGCCTCCATCATATCGAGCCAGATAGTGGGCAAGCATTCTGAGTTCAATGCCTGCGAGATCAGCACCAACCATAACAAGGCCAGGAGTAGCGCAGAATAGCTTTCTAAAATTAGCGTCACTGGGTACTTGAGCAAGGTTTGGCTTGCGGTGAGCACATCTGTAAGTGTTGGTTGATACAGAACAGTGGTGATGAATACGGTTGTTTCTCACTAACTTCAACCAGGCATTGATGCCTTCCGACAACATGCCAAGTTGCTTGGTTAGTTCAAGACAACGGAAGAACTGAAGAGCAATCGGCGTACCAATGTCTTTCAGAACTACTTCATCAATAGTGGCTTTACCTTTATCGGTGAATTGAGTTGGCTCCCATTTGTAGTGCCACTCCATCACCCAGGCAATGTGATCCCTGGATGTAGGATTGAACTCCTTTAGTCGAGAGAAAGTAGCTCCTTCGACGTAGCCACTGGTTTTGTTAGATCGTTTAGGAGTAAACTCCGATCCTTTGATGAGAGGATACCTGTCTCGTAGTACTTGAGTAAGCCCTTCAAGCTCTTGTCGGAGAGTTGATTCAAGTTTCCATGCAGCAGACTCATCAAAGTACCATCCATGTATTTCCTGTTCAGTAAGAATTTGAGCGACCCTGTGTTCTAGCGCAACCCACTCAGGTATGGGTGGAAATGTTTGCATAGTTTGTGTGTAACAGTAACGTCTTGAACGCAGTAATCTTGCATGTCCTGTGACCACTCTTTCCAGTCAGTTGTCTTGGAGAAGTTCCCTTTGTATTCACCCAGGCGGTAACCATAGGCTTCCAAGGAGTGGCGTCCATACAGTTGGACAGGCATGTGTTTCCAGGCTCGCTTCTGATCTATCTTGAGAAGATCGGTATGATACAACCGAGATAGAATCAAAGTGTCAACAACCAAACCATTAGGAGAAAACCAAGGAAAGAGTTTACGAATAACAGGGCAGTCGTAACCAATAATGTTGTGACCAACAATACACGCGGCGTCTTCAAGGTATTCAATGCCGCGAATAATCGGTTCCTCAGTCCCTTCGTCGTTGTAAACCAGCATTTGCTCCGCCTGGAGATCATAGATAGCCAGACAGTGGATACGGGTAACATCATTCAGGAACCCGTCGGTTTCAAGATCGAATACGAGTGTCGGTCCATCCTCGGTAGGTTTTGTCAATGAACTGAGCTTTTTCGACATCTTCAGGTTTGGGTGGATTTGGACTTTTCAAGTAAGTGTAAGGATCATCCTCAGGTTTGATGTAAAGAGGATAACCATCAGTAGCCATACGGCGATACTCAGTTTTATTTGAATCCTTCCAGACAGGAGTCATGGGAAGACGACCCCGAAGATTCCAAGGATCAAAAGTCTGTGGTTGGATCGAACTCTTGTTCTGGTTGAGTTTCATTGAACTTACAGGTGGAAAGATCATAAGTTAAATTACACGCGACGCCAACTTCGCCTGAATAGCGATTCTTGAGGACTCTAACAGTCGTATCAGACTGTTTGCTTGTGCTCTGTTGATTTCGTTCAAGTGCAATAACTCCGTCAGACAGTTGTGCAATAGCTGCACTTCCTCGCAACTGTCCAAGTGTAACACGTGCTCCCTCTTCATGGTTTGTATCTGATGATGTTCGCCTGAGGTGGGAGACGAGGAACATGGCAACACCAGTACGTTCAACAAGAGAACGTAGGCGTGTCATGGTAGTGTCGATCATGCGGCGTTCATCGCCATCAAGACCAGATAACAAGATGCTGAGGTGATCTAGAAAGATGATCCGCGCATCAAGACCTGTTGCCAGGTATTCAATTCGGTTGTAGATGAGATCAGGATCAAAAGAACCAAAGCCGTCGAAAAGAAAGAGGTTCCAATTAGCAAGAGTGTCTTGATATGCTTTGGTGAGATCAGATCGTTCATGTTCTCCAAGGTGTAGTGATTTACCAACTGCTGCGGACATCAGTCCGAGAGCTGTGCGGCGATTGGACTCTTCGAGAGCCAGGTATCCAACTCGTTCACCGGAATTGAGAAGGTGAGTTGCCAACTCTCTACAGAAGCTGGATTTACCAATGCCAGATCCTGCAGTAATTGTAACAAGCTCCCCGTATCGGATCCCGTGAAGTTTATGTTGTAGTCCGGAGAAAGGGTAGTCATGATCAGAAGGTGGAAGTGGAGTGGTTACGAGTTCAAAGAGGCTCTTCCCATCAATGATCCCATCTGGACGGTAAGGTTTTGCATTCCAAATAGACTCACGAATCGCTTGAGCGTCATTGGCAACAAGGGCGTCTGACGCATCTTTGTAATCATCCGGGAGTGATGCAATCTTGCACTTGCCAGGTGGGAGTACGCTTGCTGCCTCCTCCGTCGCCTTACGGCCTGCCTCGTCATTGTCGAAGAACAGGACAATCTCCTCATAACCCTGGAGCCAGGGGATAGCCCGTTGAATCGACTTCTTGGCCGCTGCGGCACCGCTAGGTAAAGACACCATCGGCCACCCCGGCATAGCTTCTTGACATGAAACTGCATCGAGTTCGCCTTCTGTAATGACAACTCGTTTTCCAGTGGCGGGAAACAAATGTTGTCCAAAGAGTGTACCTGGGACATTGCCTTCGTAGGTGAATACCTTGTCTTTAGTTTTTACTTTACAGCCTTCAAGTACTCCAGCATCGCTGAAATAATAGAACCGTAGAACGTCTCCGTCCTTGTGTATCCGGTACTGCTTGCAGACTTTTTCTGAGATACGTCGTTTTTGCAGCCGTTCGGCTGATCCGCGTAACTGTACATTGGTGGTCATTTTGTGAGTGTGAACATCTTCTTCAGTGTGACCGTACGCATTGCACGAGAAACAAAAAGTGTGCCCATCAGAATACAAAGAGTTTGCATCTGATGAGCCACAAGTGTCACACGGTAAGTGCCTTACAAACTCGCTCTCGGAGTTGGGCGTATGCATCTGCTTGTTCTTTGTGGTAGGTCAGCCATTCATCCAAAGCACGGAGAAACCCGTTAAGGATGTTATCGTTTGTTTCAGGTGAACTTGCATCTACCTCAGCAAGAATGTCAGAGAACTGCTCAGAATACCACTCAAGGGAGCCGTAATTCAAGTTAGCCATGAGATTGGGATGGATTGGTATGAAGACCATGGGAAGCCGTGCTTTTCACACCACTTCGCATAGGTGGTTTTAGACCCTTTGTAGATTTTGTTAAAGGGTGCTTGAAAGACAAATCGAATATCTAAGTCTGGATTGCTCTTCTTCACTGCGATCATCTTGCGGCGATCCTCGCTCGTCAGGCGTCCTTTCACTTCTAAGTAGACGCCATTCGGCAAAAGAAAGTCGGGGATGTAGTTGCATTCAAGAATGTATGCGAGTTTACGTGATTCGTATTCGTACTTAACTTTCAAGCTAGAGAGCAGGTCAGCGACCTTGCCCTCTAAGCCCGATCTAAACATCAGAAGTCATCATCCTCAGTTACATCAGCAACAGCCGGAGTTACGTTGGGATCAGCGGCCTTGAAGCCAGCAGTCTTACCAAACAACTCAGCCACCGATGCATCATCCAGATCACCAGTGTCAACACCAGCAGAGGTGTTAAGGGTGATCACTTGCACACCAGCAAGCTTCAGACTTGTGCCGTAAGTAACGCCATCCTTCAGGATGTAGGGTTTCTGACGGAATGCAAGCTTGACTTTCGATCCACCATACAGCGGAGTGTTCTCATCCGTGATGAGGGTGCCTTCCGTATCCACAACAGGCGGACGGCTCTCATCATTCCAACTGAAACGAACTTGGTATTGTCCGTCTTTAACTTCTTCCCAAGGCTCAGGTTTGAGGGTGGCTCGCTTGGGGTTCTTCAGTTTGGATTCTGCCCACTTGAGCAGTTCAGTACGCTCATCTTCAAGCGTGTTAATCGTGTCTTGATCAACCAGGGCAGACAGTTTGTAACCAAACTTGCCAGGTTTCAGTACAGCTTGGAACCCTTCAAGGACAACAGGCTGTTCGGTCTTGTGGATGGTTTGTGCCATTAACAGAAAAAGTAGGTGGATTCGATAACCGACTCAGGCTTAAGATCGCCAATGATCGGTGGGGCAGTCTCCGCACCTATTTGAGATGCGAAGTCATTGAGAAAGTCATGCTCTGCGAACAGGTGCATGTATGTCTCACGTACCAAGGTAGATAGCGTGGACATGTCCGTGGCTCTGCATAACACAGAGTCATGGATAAGGGCAATCGGTGCATCGAAGCGTAGCGCAGCTAAGTGCAGCAACGATGCATCAAGGGAATGGATGAGGTTAGGAGCTGTTGCGTTCTTGTGGTGAAGTAGATCAACCTTATCAGATTCACCTGTTGCAACTTTGATTTGACAACGACCAAGTAACTGGAGTTCAATTTGTAAGAACTCGGGTTTCATCAACCGTTGAGTAACTACAAAGCCAGAAGGAGTTGTCCAAGTTATCTCCGTTGCACCACGTTTTACAGCTTCAGCTACCTCACTTTCAATCCATGTCATTACAGCCATAGGTCCAGGGACTACAACGTTCATTGCGTCTCTGACTGCCTTGACTGTAGCAGTGAGATCCTCCTTTTCGATCTCTACGTTCTTCTCTTTCAATGCTGCACGAATGTATCCACGGTTGGAATACGGCTTGGCATTGTAAGGAACGGTCATCACCACACGTTTAACCGTTTTCCGATCCATGTAAGGCTGAATGGACTTAGGACAGTGTGGTGTAGCAGCCTCTGCAACGACCTTGTAAGCGTCTTGAGGTACATCGGATGGTAAGACGTTGACAAGGCGTGCTGTAGAGGCATCTCGGGCCAATCCAGCGAGTATCTGAAGACCGCTGCATGTCGCATCTGTAGCGACCATGAGTGAAGTATGTGAACGATCACATGCAATCACACAATGGTAATACTCTTCACAGGCAGCAAGAAACTGCCAAGGTTCATCGACACCTTCCCAGTTATGCAGATTAGCAATCGGGTCAGTAGCGATGAGTGTGATGAGTTGATGATTATCTAGCGTCCATGCTAACCGCTCAGCCATGGTGGCTTTATCAAGACCGTACGTAGTAGCGACCTGAAAAGCTAACCAATCACAGGCGTAGTCATCAACAAAAGCCTCATCATGAAACTTTAGTAAGGATTTACCAAAGTCAGTATCTTGCGGAGTAAGAAAAGCTGGGATTGGGTAAGCCCTTCCCCTGTAATCAAAAGACCACGGAATGTAGAACTGCTCTCGATCTTTGAACACCTGCACTGCATTCATCGTCATACGTGTACGGCATGATCGTTGAAAAGACTGTGCATTGATGTTCATAATCTCAGCTGCTCTTCTTCTGTAATCTTTTCTACTCTCTTTGTTCTCCGCAATGTCTACCGGTTTAGGCGGTAGGGGAAGTTCAATAATAGGGACAAACTTACCTACCTCTATCTGTTTACTAATCAAGGTTTCAGCAACCTCAGTAATAAACGGATTAATACGGTAGGCAACCTTCTGAATCTTGTTCAGAAACTTGATCGGTGTTTCTCCCTGTATAAGGCAGGGACCTCCCCGACGCACCATGTCATGGCCTCGCATCACCTCATTAAGCAGGTATCCGCCAGGTGTCGTGAGGCTCCAATCATTGGGAGGGATGAGCATAGGCCAAGCCATCGGACTGAACAGTTCAGCGGTGGCTACTACCTCGTCCTTGATTTCAAGAAACTCAGGTGTGGCTACGACATACTGATGTGTCTTGCGTCCTTCCCTACGAACATCCCGCATGAACCAATTCGTAGCTTCGCAGATGCAATCGAGTAACCAACCACCTAATTTGATGCGGTTGGCTATACCCCAGGCTTTCCAATGTTCAACATCATAACGATTCATCAAGGTAGTAATAACCTTGACCTTCTGATGAGTACCAATGGACTTGTGCCAATAGTTCTCTTTCAGTACGTTAAGCAGTCCAGGTACAGTGCGTTCATAATGACGCATCATGCACTCATTCTCAAGTGCTTGACCGATTGCATCAGATACATTCTGTACCTTAGATGCAGATGGAGTAATGGAAAACACCTTATCAAAGGTGACCTTACAGGCAATAGCTGCTGCTACTTCAGGTTCAATGTCAGATAGATAGTGTTGAATCTCAGCAAAGGCTACACCAACACATCCCGAATGAATACGGCGTTCAGCTGTTTTGTTGATACGGTTAACAACAAGCGGAATCAGTGTTTGAACTGATGCTACACCATAGACAGAAGCACTGGCGTAATCTTTCTCCTCTAGCTTACGTGTGTTATCACGTAATGCCTTGAGTCCTTGACGTATTTGTTCACGTTCAAGAAGTACTTGCTCCTCAATTTGTGCAGGTGTTGGCATAGGCGCAGTCTACAGTGTCGGTGTCATCAGCAAGCTGGTCCATAGCCAGCTGTAGGATCTCATCACGATGGGGATGATTCTGAAGTTGTGCACACAATTCGTGCAACCGGCGATAGTAAACTTTAGTCGTCATTGTCAGGGTGTCCGATAACAAGGTGGTGGATAGAATCGTGATCACAAACAGTGAACTCAATGTCAGGTGTACGCATGAGCTGCCTGACCTTGTTTTGTGCTGCTGATTCACGCATGTAGACGTGTTCCTGAACCTTGTAGGTCTTGGTGTCACGCACACGAATGATACAACATACAGACGAAGGTAACTCCCAACCGGCTACCTTCCAGTCCATTACTTCCTCAAAAGAATGACGCTCAAACGCTTCATCTGGTGCGTCCTTGAACATGTCCCAGTTGTTGGGATAGTAACGCTTACCACTCATCGGATTGCCTCACATTGATTAGTTCGTCGTTGCGTTCATGGGACAATTCTAAAGCCAGCCATGCAGCTGACTCAGAATCGGGCGCTAATAGATGAATAGTGCCTGAACTTAGGGTGACTTCATACAACCGGGGTTGATGAT